CTAGTGCTGATGGTATTAAAGCTGCTTTACAAGCGTTCTATGAAAGCACACCAGACATACTAAGTATCGGTAATCCTATGTTGATAGGTAATGTAGTTGCTAAAACAGCAGGAGAAATGAATATGCCTGATGCAGTAGAAGATTTACTTGCAGATATATTCAAAAATGTAGAGCTTAAAACTGAGGAGGAATAGTGAACATAAAAGAAGTGTTTGACAAATTGCGTAAGATGGCGATTAATTTAGACAGGAGAGTAAGAATACTTACAAGAACTCAAATGGTTATCGTAGAACATATGGGTAGAGGTAATACAGACTTTCAAAATGATTACATAAAAGCAATGATGTCTATAAAAGAAATTAGAGATGGCTTTAGTAAAGATGTATTAGAAAGTGATAAAGCTAATGACACTCTCAAGACACAAGTAATGGAGATAAACGAAATCTTTAATGAAATGGAGGAGGAGTAATGCCGTTAAGTGATAAGTTCAAAGATGAATTAGAAAAGTCTATTGACTTAGAAAATGAAAACAATAAGAAAGAGTTTGCTCAATATGTACATTGTAAACTCTGCATACAAGAAACAGGTGGTGCTAAAGGTCGTAGCTATACACAACTACTTGAAGTGGGAATATTCTTTGAGGATAACAAAACTTGGGTAGGAGTTAATTGCAACAGACATAATGAAAAGGTTGCTAGATGGGAAATAAATACATTAAACCCTGAGCAATCTACATTTGATAATGAGTGTGATTGTTGTGAGTGAAGTGTATGAATTAATTAACACAGGTAATGAGGATATAAATAAATTAACTGTGGACTTTTCTTTTATGTCAAGGATTAAAAAGAAAGATGCTATTGAACAAATAGATAAGTTAGTTTCTCTAGCTGATGACAACAATGAGATACAGCTTATAGACCACAAACCTACCTTTTGGGAAAAGAGTAGATGGTCTGATGTAGAAGGAGAGGAACAATAATGTATGGCGTGGTGAACACCATAGTCAAAAACCCTATATTACATAGGGCTAAAGATAGATTGTCAAGAGAAGAGTATTACAAAAAGAATGGTCGTAATGATGTTATGTTTGATACATTATTAGACACTGGTATTGGAGATGATGATTGGATTTGCGACTTTTGTAATGTAAGTATGGAAGTAGGAACAAAGGATAACCCTCAAAGTGTTCTAATACACGGCTCTTATGCTTTGTGTCCTACTTGCATTAAAGAGTACAAGACTAAATATCCTGAGGAATTTGTTAATCAACAGGATTGTAAGTGTTGTGATGAGGAGGAATAATGCCTGACTATCTTGCAGAAATGTTTCTTGATACAACAGATATGGAGAGTGGTACAGTATATCACGGAAATATAATTATCAACTTAGATACTGGTGAACAAGAACAAACAATGCATAAAGGAGAGAAGGAAGATTGTAAAGAGCAATCTTGTATAGATGAGGAGGAATAATGCCTAGTGGTATTGAAGGGTTTCCTAAAGATGTAGAGGAAGCCACAGAAAGACTAAAGAACTGTGCTATTACTATCCCTATTCTTAAAATGCTAAATGATATGGCTATTGAGAATGGATATAACAGACAGATACGAGAAGGTTTCTTAGATGAAACTATTGATGATAGCAAAGACTATCCTAAAGACCACGACCATAGAGCAGATGATAGGTTTCCTGCTATTGTGATGTTGGCTATGCCACATTATCACAAGAACGGAGTACCAACAGAATTACATTATCGCTTGATGCTAGAGGTTATCGTTAAAAGTAAATCTGGTAAGACACTTGATGAGAAATACGCCACAGTATTTGTGGATATTCCAGCAGAAGCATTTGACTTACTACCAAATGTTCCTGATATACAGTGGATAAAACCAGAAGCCACCACTGATGAGAAAGATGCTTTCTTAAAAGCGTGGCAAGAAGCTGATACAGATGAAATGTATGAGGACTTCATTGAAAATATAGAGAGAATGTTGGGTAAAGACTCAACTAGAGAGGAAGAATAAACAATGACAGAGAGTAATTGTTGGAAATTGTTTGATGCAATTATTGGTGCAACACCAAGAATATTGCTGTATGGTGTACCTGGTACAGGGAAAACATATCAAGCAAACACAACTAATTTAGAAGGTAGAAATACTTACAATGTTACCTTAACACAAGACAGTAGTGCTAGTGAATTGCTAGGACATTATGTTCTAAATGAAACTGGTGGTATGGATTGGTTAGATGGTATTGGTGTACAGGCTTGGAAAGATGGTGCAAGACTTGTGGTTAATGAGATTGACCACGCAGGTGTAGATGTTATGTCATTTCTACACGCCCTTCTTGACGACCCTGAGTTTGCAAAGTTCACACTACCAAACAAGAGAAAAGAAACTGTAAGACCACAACCTAGCTTTCAAGTGATAGCTACTATGAATGGTGTTCCAGAGGATTTACCTGAGGCATTGCTTGACAGGTTTCCTGTAAAGATAAACATTGATACAGTACACCCAAGTGCTTTGGAGAGTTTACCTGAGAAGTTCCGTAGTGTATACGCTGACTACAACAATGGTGCTTTCTCTATTCGTAGATGGATTGCACTAGGCGAACTGCTTGACAAAGAAGTTAACTTAGAGTTTGCAGTACAAACTATATTCCCTGATGAGTATGAAGAAATTACTGATGCTTTGGTAGTTGCTTTGAATAGTGATGAGTAATGTTATTTGTTAAAAGAAAACAGAAAGCTAGTGTAAAAGATTATCCTAATCTTGCACTTGGTACAGATAACAAGTTTATTCGTAAAGTACCAACACCTGCTGCTGTAAGAAAAACAGTTAAGACAAATGGTGTTCCAGTTGTACAAACACAGGAAAAATATTCATCAAGAGAAAAACTTATTGCTCTTGCGCAATCAAAGTTGTTCTCTGATAAGAAGTATATGAAATTGAGTGAGTTTGATTACTCAACCAGTGTACCTGTTGCAGAGAGAATAGTATCTAACTATGAAGCTGATACTTGGGTTAGGAAAGCTATGCTTAATAAAACTACTAGTTCAATTACAAGTAGTGATAAGTATTACAACAGTATGAATACATTACCATATCCAACATTTGCACAAGCTAAAAAGAATTTGCAAGAGTTCGTTAGTATATTTTATAGAAAGAATACTAACGATAAAGATATATACAAATTCTTTATGCAGACACTAGCTAACTATGGTACTAACTATGCTTCAAGTTATTGGAGTTATTCTTTGTCAATAGCTGATGAACTTGGAGAGTACACAGTAGGTAAAGAAGAGGACTTTGAGTTTATAGAAGCTAAGTTATTTGCTATGAAGCCAAATGATATTCATAAACTTTCACAAACTGAGTGGCAAGTTCTTATATACAAAGCTGTGATGTTAGAGATGCCAGAGGCAACTCGTAATCAAGTATTTGAGGACACTAAATTCATTTTGTTAAAGTTGAATTCGTTAGCTCAAATAACAAATAGTGCTTTGAGAGTTCTTGGTAGAAAAAGAAATAGAAAGATTTCTCCTAAGAATATTAAAGATACTATTAAAAGTTTGGATTATGACAGATACTTTGAACACGTTCATTTTATGTTGGATAGACACCAAAAGATGTACAAAGAAGTGTATCAAGGTACACCTACTAGCAATAACTTAGTTGAAGCAATAGAGGATATGAGTGAGTTTAGTGTAGATTACTATGGAAATATTCAACCTATTGCAAAAGAAGATGATGATATATTAGATAACACAGCTTCAAATGTATTACCTGATTGGCTAACTGAGGATTTGTCTAAGAATATATTAAATGAAGCAAATAAAAATTATAATTCTAATTTCAAAGTTAGACATTATGGTCAAGGTGTACACGGCAGAGGATTACTTCACAAGTTTGTTCCTAACAGAAGGGATAAGGTTGTTGAGGAAAAACTACATAGGCAACTAAGTGATGCTGGTGTTAAGCCCAGAAATGTACACAGAATACTCACTGATAGAAAAGTATTTGCTCGTAGAAAAAGAATAGCAGGTGGCTCTGTAATGATAGATTGTAGTGGCTCAATGTCTTGGTCAGTAGAACAACTAAGAGAGATTTGTAGAATACTACCAGCTTCTATGATTGCTGGATACACTGGTTATTCTAGTAGTGTAAGACACAATGGTGTTTTGTATCACGGAGATATTCGTGTTATCGCAGATAAAGGTAAGTATGATGACAAAGCACTTACTGAACTTGGTAAGCACGGAAACAACAATGTTGATTTAGATGCTATTAAATGGCTCGCAGAACAAGAAGAGCCTAGAATATGGGTTACTGATTTACAAGTTGTTGGTGTCTACGATAAAAGCCACGAAATAGAAACAGGTGCAGCAGAAAACTTAAACAATGAAGGCAGGGCTGAGATATCGCGCTTTATGAAAAAGCACAATATCATACCTATTGAAAAGTTTGAGTATGTTAAAGAGTTTGCAACTCAATACGCTAACTTTATAGGTTAATGTACATTAATCTATAGACAAGCTAGGTTGCTCTCTCTTAGCTATGTCTTAAATAAGGCGCAGGATAAAACCTGCGCCTTATTTTTTTATCTTTACTTATGCATATGCATAAATAATTTTTTTATTTTTATGTGTGCATATGCAAATGCTTATGGTATGATTATCGTATGATAGATAACACAAAGAAAAGTGTAGATGACTTACTTGCTAAGGCAACTACAACAGCACAAGGTGGAGTGGTTAATTGGTATTTAAGATTACCAGAAGATGCAAAACCTTTTATAGATGAACTATCCAATAGGGTTGCTAATGAAGGCGCAAAGGCAAATGCTAGAGTTATAAGCGAAATACTCTCTAATGAATTTGATTTTGAGGTTTCTTACAGCAGGGTAAGAAATTGGTTAGTTAAGTTAGAGAAACAATATGCCGAAAAAAAATCATAACAAAGAGTTAGCAGGGCTAATTGCTGAAGCTGAAAGTGATAAGTTAAAAGAGCTAAAGCGCACTAACGAAAGATTATTAAAGCAGATTGACAAACTCAAAGATAAGAAAGCAGATATGATACAGGCAGTTTATCAAGGTGCTAGAGATGGTATGTCTACTCTAACACTTCCTAAGATAACAAAACCTAATCTAAAGAAATCCAGTAAAGACAAAGAGATATGCGTACCTTTGCTCTCTGATATACAACTCGCCAAGAGAACCACGGACTATGGCACTGAAGTTGCAGAGAAGAGAGTTATTGAATATGCACACCGTATTGTCAAACTTACTCACATACAAAGACAATCACACAATGTAGATAAATGTGTGGTACTTGCTTTGGGAGACATTGTAGAAGGAGAACTTATATTTCCAGGGCAGGCACATTTAATTGACAGTTCTTTGTATAGACAAGTTACAGTAGATGGACCAAGAATAATGCACACTTTCTTTAGTATATTGCTAGAAGCATTTGATGAAGTAGAATGTGTGTGGGTTATTGGTAATCACGGAGCATTAGGTGGTAGGTCTAGGCGTGATTATAACCCTGAAACAAATGCAGATAGAATGCTTGGTAAAATTTTACAAACTATGTTTGCTGGAGAAAAACGAATCAAGTTTACTATTCCTGAAGGTGTCGATAAACATTGGTATGCAGTTGCTAACTTAGGTAGAAAAGCAAAGTTCCTATGTTTTCACGGAGATAATATTCGTGGAAGTATGGGCTTACCATTTTATGGATACAATAAAAAAATACTTGGGTGGAAAGCATTAGCTTCACAAGGGCTAATGGAGGACTTCACCCACGCAGTATGTGGTCATTACCATACACCAACATCACTATACATTAATGATGTTCGTGTATGGGTTAATGGCTCTACTGAAAGTTATAACAGTTACGCACAAGAACAACTTGCAAGTATGGGTAGACCATCACAATATTGTTTGTTTGTGAAACCCAACAAAGGAGTTACTGCTGAGTATCTTGTTAACCTAGAGGAGTAATATGTCTCACATATGTTATAGTTGTGGCAAAAAACTATACGTTAAGTTAGGCGACTTAACTTGTGTTAATGTCACTTGCAGACTATATAATGTAAAACAATATGTAAAAGAACAAGCAACGTAATAAATATAAAGGAGAATGATGGCGAAGTTCAATCTTGACAGTTATGAAACTGTAGAAGAAAGGCTCAAAAAGTTTTGGGCAGACAATCCTAATGGAAGGATTGAAACAAATGTAGTACACATTACTGATGACGGTACTTGTGTAACAATAAAAGCAGAAATATTTACAGATAGTAAAGTGGCTCTACCTGTATCAACAGGAATAGCACAGGAAACAAAAGGGCAAGGTGGCTTTGCCAATGCTGATGCTTGGATGGAGAACTGTGAGACTTCCGCAATAGGTCGTGGATTGGCTAACTGGAAGTACCAAGGTTCTGATAAAGCAAGACCAAGTAAAGAAGAGATGAGTAAGGTTTCATCTTCGTCATCAGTACCAGCCAAGGAGAGTAAACCAGTAGAAGTTGTTAAAGAGTCAGGAGCTTCTTCTACTGGCTCTCCTATTAAACAGATAGCTGAAGCAGGATATGGTGATGTTAAATTTGACAAGCACCCAGGCGGTGAACCTGCAATAAACGAAAAGGGTTTGTTATGTCCTTGTGGTTCTTTTGTTAAATGGTATAAAGATAGTGAGAAAACAAAGCCAACAAGTCCAGACTTTAGGTGTACAGCTATGGGTAAATGTACTGCTGGAGATACTGTAGATGGTAAAGTGTTTGCTAAGTCTTGGTGGATGGACAACAAAGCCACACCAAATAGTTGGAAAGACTTTGCAGCAGTTTCAAATGGTATGACAATACCTGAACCTAAATCACTAGATGATATTAAACCAGGAGATGCACCCTTCTAATTAAAAGTAAGCAAGAGCCGAGGTAGAAAGGATAACACCCTCGGCTTTGCTATAAGTTATTTAGTAATTTGTTTTTTAGCGTATGTTTTAATTACAGCTAAAGCAGCACCACCACCAGCTAATGCAGCTAACTGAATTGTTTCAGCTTCTACACCAACTAATGGAGCAACTGTTAAAGCACCAATAAACGCTTCAATGAATGTCCAAGCGGTACGCTCTAACATATCTTTTAAGTCGTCACTCATTTTGTACTCCCACGATTCGGACCAAGGTGTCCACCTCACATCCTTCTTGAATGTACCGTCTTGGTTTCTTGCTCTTTTTGATTTCTCAAACATTATCTTATAATCCTACCTTTAAGCATAGCTTGTAATTGTATAATATTTCCGTTTATTTCTTGTAATTTTTCATCAACATCACTAACTTCAGGAGTTTCTAATTGTATTTTGCTGTACTCAATAGTAACTTTGTTACCAATCAACAGTTGTTTTGCTACTTTACTGTATAGCTTTTTGTATGCATTAACACTTGAACCTACCATACCATTAAAGTTTACATCTAAATCTTGTTGAGTATCACCAACAATTAAACAACCTGATGTATGCTCATCAGTGTTACCTGTGTGAATTAATATATACTCAAAGCCTGGTACATTTTGTAACCATAGCATACCATAATGTTCTGCACCGTATCTTTCTTTGTATCTTGTATGAAATCCACCAACAGTTCTAAACTTTATATCGTATGTTCCTTCAGGTATGCAAGTTTCGTGCATAACTTTTACTGCTTGATACTGGTCCTCTAGTGTATAACACTCAAATAAACCATCAATAAACAGCAATCCATTAGTAGCGTCTCTACCTAGTTGTGTTCTTATGACTTGTAATTTCACCTATTCCTCCATATTTACAATCGCATATATTTATATGCGTACCTTTATCATTAATGAATGATGTGCAGTTATTTACCGCCACAACATCCACCACCGCAACAATCCATAATGTCTCCTAACTTCTAAAATTAATAGTTAATAACCATATTGCTAATGTAATTATAGTAGCTAAACCTGTAACTTGCTGTGCAGTACCAGTAAGAGTAAGCGTTGCAATAACCAAACCAACCAATGTCCAGCTAAGGTTAAGTGTTTCTTTAACTATAGTAATTAACCAGTTCCATATTTTTTTTATCATATTGTTTTCCTAAATATAAATGCAGCCATAGTAGCTATTCTAGTCAGAATAACTGGCACTACAACTTCTTGTGCTTTCTCCTTTTGGTCTGTAGTCATACTATCAGATATAGACTCAAAAGATATTTCTTCTAAATCTATATCTATTAATACTTCTATTGGGTCTTCTATAAAATTTTCAAACTGTACTTCAACTACAGCATCAGCTAATGTGTAGTCCTCTTCTCCTTCAGCTCTCTCTTCAAATGTATCAATAGCTTCAGCAACTGCTTCTTCTGTTTTTGCTAACTCAACTACTTTAACTACATCTTCTTCTGGAACATTAAGAGTTTCTGATATTACTTCAACTACTTCTTCTGTAATTTCTTCAGGTTCTAAATCTTTAACTTCTTCTATTACTTCAACAATTTCTTTTGGCTTCTCCTCAATAACTTCCTGTACTGGCTCAACCAAAATTTCCTCATCAACTTCTTCATCTTCTACAATCTCTATTTCTATTACTTCAGGTATCTCTATAACTTCTTCTTCTACTATTATAGTTTCTACAAACTCTTCTACTTCTTTAACTACTTCTACAAACTCTTCTAATTCTTCTTCAGATAATTCAACATCAATCTCTTCTAATTCAGCTAAAGCCTCAGCTTCTTCCTGTGCTTTAAGTTCTGCAGCAATACGCTCTTCCTCTAAACGTTTCTCTTCAGCAAGACGTTCCTCTTCAGCAATACGCTCTTCCTCTAAACGCTTCTCCTCAGCTAAACGTTCTTCCTCTGCGATACGCTCTTCTTCAGCTTTGATAGCATCAAGTTCTTCTTGTGTAGGACCTGAGCAATCTCCATTTTGAAATCCGAACCACTCTTTGCTTTCAATAGCTGTAAGATATTCTTTATACGATAGCGGATTGTTTGGGTGTTCACACCCATCTTTATCCCAAGCCAAGTACGTAGTGATACCATCTTCAACCACATCTGCCGCCTTAGGTAGCGTTGTCGTTGTTGTGGTGGTAGTAGTTGTTGTCGTACTAGATGTCGTTGTAACAGGTATATCAGCATACTGCCAGTATAATGTATCCAATACAGATATGTCAGTTAATGTAACTTCAAACTTGGTAATGTATTTATCTGTGTTAGCTTCATCATTGTTGTAATC